TCAAAATCGTTTATCTTCTTAAGTGTTTCGAAGTTACCTTTATTCTGCTCTCCGTATGCACGACCTGCTAATGCTCCTGCAATGGCATAGTATCCGTAATCCCCATCAGCAACTTCACACCATGTATCTAATCGTTTAATTGTTTCGTCATTGTCTTGTCTTTCTATTACCTTGCTGGCTAACTTAGCGCATTCTCTAAATGCACTTTTCCATGTATTAAAAGGATCAGTATTGAAGACTGTGATATTAGATACAACATTCATCGATTTGAATTTTTTAGATATAGATGTAGTCATGTCGGCAGTATTTAAGTCCATATTCAATGTTAATAATCTTGGAAGCAATTTTACTCCGCCATATCCGTATTCTAAACCGTTAATAGGGTTCCGACTACTCCATACGTGAACGCAATCTACATCATAACTGTAACTAAAATATACTAGATCAAAATTGAAATCATTGGATATGATAGCATCACCATCCACTATCCATAACATGTCTGTTTCTGACAATTCCGCTGCCTTAATATGAGCCCGATGTATTCCTTTTACACCGTGTACTCTCTTAGCCCTGGGACATTTATCTAGTAATTTTTGATAGTTTTCATCTGCATTCGGTTCATTATAACTTATAAAAACTACATCATATAATTTATGCTTGGAGATAACTTTATCATTTTCTTTTTTATTGGTTAAGAATCTATGAGAAAATTCTCGTTTTCCTATAGGACTCTGTTTAGAAAATAATACTGGACTATTCATTGATATTATTTTATCATTGAAACTATGTTTAAATGTGTTATTTTCGCTGGTGTCGTATTGTTCTTTCCAGTCTCTGGGATCAAAATATAAACCAAAAATAGATTGATCTATAATTTCAACTTCTGGCCATATACCCCAGAACATTTTTTGACTTTCATTGTTTAAAATTTCTAAGTACTGCTCATAACTATGCATAACATATCTAGGATATCTATAACGACTAACAACCTTGTTATGTTCTTTTTTCTCGATTAGATATCTGCGAGAAAATTCTTTTTTCGATATGGTTTTCTCTTTAGAAAATAAAACAAGTCCGTTAAGATAAGACTCTTCATTATTACATAAATTTCTAAATTTGCTGGCAGTTACATCGTATTCTTTTTTATCAACAAGATATTGTTTTTCAAACTCTCGAGATGAAATTCGCTTATACCTGCTACAAAGCACGATGCCACTCATATACGAATCAACTTCGTTACATGTGTTTTTAAAAATATGATTTTCTCTGCGATCATATGTGTTATGATGGCTGAAATATAAATCAAAAATAGATTCGTCTGTAACTTCAACCTCTGGCCATACACACCAGAACATTTCATCTTCTATAGACTTGTACTCATCATATGATTGCGGAGTATAGATATTATATTTCTTTGGAGTACTAGCGTTAATCTCTATTTCTTTTTTTGCTGTAAAAAATCTATGATGAAATTCTTTTTGAGAAACATTTAATGATTTAGGAAATAAACAAACTCCGTCATGATGTTCTCCGTTTTTAAAAACGTGAACATACATATCGTCCCATTTTGTTGCTCTATAATTATTTAAATTAAATGTTTTTAGTAAATTAAGATCATCCCACACTACCCAAAACATTTTTGTAAATGCTTTTGACTTAATTTGTTCGTAGGATGTTACATTTGTTAAACGTTGTGCAATAGGATATTCTGACTTAAATGTTGCCCAGTCATCATCATTGCCTTTTGTTTTTGAAACGTAAAAAATATCATACATCTGCAGGCACCGGCATCCGGAAATAAGTGTCGTTTAGATTCATAGTTTCATTATATAAATCCAAAGTATATTTGCTCTGTTGGGCATCTAGCCAAGGCCAATCTAATCCTAGATTGTATTTTATTTTTTCTCCGAGATTTTTTATTTCGTCAACTAGACCGTCTTCGTCAACTTCTTCATAAGGTTTCCCGTACTGCTGCCATATGCCTCTAAGTATTTCAAAATCTCTTACATCTACATAATTCCATTCGGTGCAGTTGGCCATCCATGTGCCTAATCTTGCACCATATACTGCATAGATTCCATTTTCTTCATGGCTACCAACTGTAGACCACATGCGCAGTCTATGGATATTATGCCACCATATTCTCTGTTGTATTTCTTGTGCAGGAACTTTAACACCATCAAGTAAGGTCATTTTAACACCTTCTCGAAATCCTGCTCGCCATGCCTGGAACGGGGAACCTGTAATGATACTGTCGCTAAAACTTAAAGGAAAGTTACGATATCCATCTTCCCAACAAAAATCTACTTGTCCGCGATCACTATCTGAGTTTTCGTGCGTTTTCATGTTAAGGACAAAATCTTTCTTCCAAATTTTTAATCCGCCGTTTCCGTAACGCAATCCGTTGATCACATTACGACCGCACCATCCATAGACCTGTATCTTAGGATCACTCATATCTAGATCAATATTAAAAAATTTAGGATCTACAATATTATCAGCATCCACTGTGATAAACCAATCAGTATCTGATAAATTTGCTGCGGCTTTGTGAGCATGGTCGGAACCTTTAACACCGTGTACACGTTTAGCCCAAGGTACCTTACTGCATAAATCAGCATAATGCAGATCTGCATTAGGCTCGTCATAACTTAAAAAGATTACATCAAATTCAATTGTTTTCATTTATAAGAATATATTTTTTAAAAATGCGACGTGTATACACACTAAATTTTTGAGGCAATTTAATTTGAAAACTTTTTTCCTCGTCAATTAACTGATTTAATTGTATTGAAAATTTTTCAAAAAGTATATTAGGATCGTTGTATTCAGTGATGTAAAAATCCATTATAGTATCACCGTTATAATGAATCCTTTTTTTTGATTTTACTTTGTCTGACAAAGAAAAAATTAAATTATTATCTTTGACACTGATTGTTAGGTCGGGATCTTTTGAATCGGCCCAGCGACTGTCTATTATTCTGTGTAGAACATCGTCAATTTTAATCAACGATTTAATTTCTATTATTTCAAGAGTATCTGATTCAAAATCAATATAACAATTAGCCAATGATATTTTTCCAGAACCTATGGCTTCTCCTGTTTCTTGATCTACTTTAATTTTATGTTCGAAGGAATCTGCAGATTGGTTAGGATATATTCCTTTTACTTTACCCGTTTCAGGATCATAAACTGCCCAGTACTCAATTTCTATATTATGAGTTTGATACCATTGATCGAAGTCAATTACTTCTTCCATGCTGTTTCCTCAAGTATACTGATTATTTCATCCAGGATAATATCTTTATTAACATAATGTATAAGATCTTTCTGTTGAAAATTTCCTATTTTTAATCCAGTTTTGTTAAAATAAAATCCCACATGATTGGTCCATTCGTCAGCGGGCCAAGGCCAGTTTTGTACTTGACCTTTCATGTGTACTACGTTAGGAAATTCTAATTTAGGAAATTCTAGTTCTAACAATTTTGCAGACAAAGCAAACGCTTCATCTGTTCCAATTATTTTAGGTTTGAATTCGTTGAGAAAAACATTAGAAAATTCTGTAGGATTATTATAAATTTCCCTTTGTAAAGTAAAAAATTCTTTTACTTGATCTGAATCTCGTTTGAAGAATGTATAATAACTATATAGGTTTGGCAAGTTATTAGCCGTAAATGTCTTTCTATAATAATCGGAAGTTACAGGCTCGCCTCTATAGGTAAACGCTCTGTCTGTGATAAACAAATCTGTATTTTCAATAAAGTATTGTGCCCAATGACTGCAATCATTTAAAAATAACATGTCAACATCTAAACAGACTGTGTAATCAAAAGGACTCAATTGGTCCATATAACTTCTGCCAGACCAACCAGTGTGTCCCGGATGTTCTATTATTTGATCAAACACCCACGAAGATGTAAAATTTTTTGCTGACGACAAATCGTCTGTAACTAAGCAGACTTGATCATACCCTTCTTTCTGTGTGTTTTTTATACTCAACGCTAACGCATAGGCTAGTTTGTTATAGTTAACAGATTCGTTTTTTGAGGTGATTAGTAAATATCCAAATTTCATATTAATTTAAGCAAAACTTCACTGTTCCTTATCAAACTCTGTTTGTTCATAACATGAACATCTTGATTCTTGATAGAGATTGCAACGTAATCGTCATTACCTTGATTAATTAAAAAAATTAATTTTCCGTTGGCATCTATATCCACTAATAGATCTTTATCTGTAGTTGTGGGTATTGACGGTAAACTTTGTTCTTGAGATTTGTTATATCCGTCTAGTATATGTTTAGCAACGCTAAATGAAATATCGTTCCTATAAGGTCTAGGATAAAATCTAAAAAGATCACAATAATAAGAATAATTTTCTTTTATGTAGTCTACCAAATTAAAAAATATTTTTGTATTTTCATTTTTTGTAAAAACTACATTAGTTGCCCAATATAAGTTAGGGCCAGTGTCTGAAACATACTTGTCTAAAGTGCCTACTCGATTTCCGCCTAGATCGATCATAGATTCTCCAATCATTAGATCAATATCAGAATCAATATGAGATTTTAATCTGTCTGAAAAAATTAAAAAATCACTGTCAATTAATAATGTTCTATCGTAAGGAGTTAAATCCCAAACTGAAAATCTATTGTTGTTAATAAAAGGAACATTGTCTATAAGATTACCATCACTTAATGTTCTATAATTTTCTGAGTAAGGACGTTCGGTTATAATAATTTGATCAAAAACAGATTCGGCATCTTTTATAGCACTGCTAGTACTCATCCAATCCATAGTAGATTGATCAGTTATCAAAGAGACTGGCATCTGAAGATGCTTTTTCGCTAGGCCGCCAGCGATTATAGACATAAGACTATAATCAACCTTTCGGCTGTTATGAGCGAAAATAACTATTCCTTTTTTCATAGTTCTATAAGTTTATCTACTGATCTAGATTTTTTTATTTTTTCGTACTGCCTAAAATATTCATAAACCGCAGTCATATACCTATCTAATATTTCGTCTTTGAAGGTATTCAAATCAGAAATTAAAATAGGTGTGTCATTTGAATCTAGGAGAGGAACATTTTCAGTTCTCTGTTGGTCGATTAACATTTGAACAAATACTATCAAAGATCTATCAATTTTAAAGATGCCTCCATTATAACCGTAGGTTAGATTAGCATCAATTTTTTCTTTGAGATTTTTACGTTCTAATGTTAGTGTTTGCCTAAATTTTGAAAAATCTAGGGCTTTAGCCAGACGTTCGTCCATGTGAACTCCTATAAAATACGCACATTATT